ATAAACGCCCGGAGTATACGTTGACGCCGTAGAACCATTCCCACCTGTACTCAAATTTCCTAGTCCAGATATAGTAGCGGTCAATCCTTGGTAGTAGACAATTGCTGCTGCTAATGCTGTTTGTGCTGCTTGCGCATTTGCGTTGTCGATGGCCGCAGGGGCTGAGAAGTTTGCTGTCGTTAACCCGGTAATGGTAGTGGTAGCATACGACCCAGCGTTACCACCTGTGATTAACGTAGCGCCTGTATTCGTAATTCCTGTAGCAGCCAACAGCGCATAATTTGCAGCACTACCAAGTCTAGTCGTAACAGCGGACGAACCGCCCGATGAAGATGTGGATGATGCTGACCATTTTAATTTCCACGTTTGCCTTGGTCCAACTCCCGAAGGAATGGGAGTAGCTAAATAGTTTCCGCTCATACTGTAGACAGGACCAAAAACATCGTCAATGTGAATACCATACAAAGGAAGGATGACAGGATCACCCCCGGAAACATAGGACGCAGGACCGTTTACATATTCAGTCCACGCCTGCCGTCTTCCAATCAAGTCCGGGTAGCCCTTCAACAGTGTAGGTTGCATCGTTTCTCCTTATTGCAAGAGCGTGTGGGGTGGATATTTCTACCCACCCCTACCGAGATTAGTCTTGGACTACTGGTCCGTTAAGCAGAACCTTGAACGGGGTACCAGCCAGAGGAGATGTTATCGGATCAATAACAGTTCCTATTACATTCGTGGTATACGACGCGGTTGATGTGTCCATGGTTCCGTTTGCGCTGCTAACCAAAACTGCTGCAAATTGTGCGGCAGTCTGAGTCTTTGTTGCACCCGCCAGAACCGTAGCTACTCCAAGCTCCTGAACAAATCCATAGTTTCCAGGAGTGATCGAGTTCAAGAAAACCACTAGGCGTACAAAGCCCGTTGCGATGTCTGCACTGGTAACCACGTTCATCGATGTATCCAACTGCGCGACAACCGATCCCGGCGTTCCACCCGTTGCAAGAGTGAACGTAGGAACCGACGTATAGCCCGAACCACCACTTACAACCGTGGCTGTAATGGCCGTAGCGCTGGAAACAACAACCTGAATCACGGCCCCTGTCCCACCGCCGCCAGTCGATCCTATCAGATAGGTTCCGGGTGTCTGTCCCGATCCCTGTGTGAGAACCACAACCGTCTTAACGGTTGATCCTGCCCTCATATAACCGACAGTTCCCACCTTCACGTTTGCTGCGGTAGCGCCAGAGTCAACCTGCACAAAACGATAACGGCCTGAATACAGAATTCCGTTAGTCGTATAGGATGCAGTCTTAGCCTGATCGCTTGTGTAGTCACTGTAGTCGCCTACATTCAGACCGCCACCGTACTCCGTCTGGCCTGTTGCGGCGTCAGTCATTCCGCTAGGAGACGTGAAATTGGCGTTGTTCAACGCAAGCCATGTTGGTAGTGCATTTACAAAAGGCATTGTAGATTCTCCTTAACTTCAACTGCTACAAAATCGTTGACTTAATACTCCGCTTAGGCGCTAAAACCAAACGCATAGTTCGAGTGTCTTGGTTGGCAGTTGTACAAGTTAGTAGCCAACCGCATAAAGATAGCGTCGATGCTAACATTGTAAGGCAACTGAGTCCTGCGAATGCCAAAGTTCCATCCAGGCCTGTCCGTGGTACGCAGCTTGAAGCTATCAGGCTCTAGGAAGTAAAGAGCTTCCGAAGGCTGAATCAAAGCATTCGACGGCAAACCAGAGTTGGTAGGCGAGAAGTTAATTGAACCACCCGCTGCATTCGTGAACTGAGGTGTCTGGTACTGAATCGTGGTCGTGTTCGATCCAACGCCGTCAACCAAGTTCGTGTTGCCCGATGCCCCAGCATTCTGTCCAAGAGCAATGAAGTTCTGTGCCTGTGCGGATGGGGCCAGAGGATCGGCAAAAATATCAACTCCGTTGAAAGACAGCGCATCCCAACGAATATCATGCTTGATATTCGATACGTCCCTGCGATACGTGTCCAAAGCGGTAGCAATTGCAGCAAATCCAAAAGCGCCTGTGATTCCGAGCGTAGGCTGACCACCTGTTTCCTTGCAACGGGTCCAAAGGTTCATCAACGCACCAAAATCAATCTGTCCAGGGTTGCTAGTTACAGGAACAGCGGTTGTTCCACCCGTTACCTGCTGGCCTAGATACAGAGGCGTGACATTCAAGGCAACGCCGATATTGCCGTTCCTTTGCAGCGCTCCGTAGCTGGTATAGCGGTTGCCATACAGAGAGGTGTCAATACCGTTATTCAAGGCTTCATCCAAACCATTCGAAGACAGGATACGGTTGTCAGTGATCGTGCTGGACGATGCCTGTCCATGCCTGAAAGAGTCCATCTCCAGCATGGTATTGATCTGCATCGTAAGCCCCTCTAAATATAGGGTGTAGATGTCGCAGATTTTGGATGGACCAGAGTTAATCACTCCACCCTGACCAGAGCCATCGTCCATTTCCCAGTCGTCCATCGGGAACCATGCAGCGTAGCCCTTCGGCCAGAACTTCAGCTTGGTATCGATCTGCTGGCGAGTTACTGTAATGTCCTGACCGGGCCTTACAGCGGAACCCTGCGGACGCCCGTAAAGAACGCCCTCAGTCATGCCAGCGCCGCCAAGATAGGGGTCAGCTACACCAGCAACACGTAACTTCTCAAGAAATGGGGTCCCAACGAAGAAGTTATTCCACACTACCTCGCGTCTTACGCTCTCTAGGTTAGTGGAATCAATTTCATTGTAGGTCGGGTCTTGCGGAGTAAATGGCATGTTAGTTTTCCTTTCAGCACTTATGCTGTTTTATTAATTCTCAATTACGCTACTGCTTGTTCCCGTTCTGAGAGATCATTGTGAATTGCTGTTCTCGTTGACTGTCTGCGTGCTGCATCCGTCATCTTCAACGGATCGGGACGATCTCCCGCCTTGACTGCACGGGCAATCTCTGGCATCTTGGAAGATACGGCTACCCTAACTTCAGGGTTGTTTCCGGTCATTCCTTCTGCCAACTTCTTACGACTTGCTTCAGCTTCAGAACGAACCTTATCTAGCTCAGCCTTCCACTTGGTTTCCTGTTCGGTGCGTTCTGCTGCACGAATCTGTTCGTCATGCTCTCTCTTCGCCGTTTCTGCCATCTCATGCTTCTTCGCTGTAAAGTTGAACTGCCGTTCCGCATACGCCGCAGGACTCAACTTCAACGCATCTGCTTGTGCTATCAATTGGCTTGGGGCGATAGGAAGGGGCTTACCGAAAAGAACTTGATGTTCGTACATAATATCGTTAATCGTGTTGTATGCGTCCCCAACTTTGCTAACCACTGTGTTAGGGTCAAAAACTGGACTTCCGTTTGTACCTGCCACAAATCTTCCTTGCCCGTCACGGCTTCCTGCGTTGTTTGCTGGTAGAGCGTTCGGTACTACAAAAGCAGGAGCGTCAGCAGGAAGGAATCCAGCATCCTTCAACCCTTTTATTTGAGACTCATAGAATGTTGCTCTCGACTCTGCGTTAATCCTTGCCGTCTCCAGATTTTTCTTCTCTTCCTCAAACCCTAAGAGTCCCGGCATAACCTTTGTTTCGTAAAACTCTACATTGGAACGCTTTTCAAGTTCCGTCGCGTCTTGTGCTGCTTTTGCGGCTTCTCTTGCTGCTTCAGCCTGCTTCGCCGATTCTACAGCGGCTTGTCGATCCGCTTCAGCCTTAATAGCTGCTTCCTTCGCGGCCTTTTCTTTTGCTTCGGCGCTGGTTAGAATTCCACCAAACGCAGTAGTCATCTTAGGATCGAGCGCTGCAATTTGCTCGTCCGTGAATCCCGACTGTTTCAATATTTCAGCTACACTTGGCATAGTTTCATCTTCTCCCGGAAGTTTGTTATGATGTCATCGGTTGTTGAGATTGAGGTGTTGGTTGCTGAGGTGTAATCAGCGCAGCTTGCATTTCTTGACATCCCTGTGCTACCTTGTTTGCCCCTGCTGCCAAACGAGGATCGGCCTGACTCATCTGTTTTGCCGCCTGATATATCTTGGCTATAAACTGTTGCAAACCTGTAGCTGTATCTTGTCCACCCTGTTGAGGTGGCTGTGAACCAGCGTCCGGTGCTCCACCCTGCGGTGGCGCTCCCTGACCCTGCTGATCTTGCGGCATTGGTGTACCTGCTGTAGCCATTGCGTCTCCATTATTTGTTTCCCCACCAGCAGTCTAGCCACTGGTGGGGAAACGGTTCAATTACGCCTTGACTACGGTCTTCTTGGATGCGCCCTTGCGGCTACGCTTGCGGGAAGCCTTCCGAAGGTGCTTAACACCAACTGCACTGATTTTCTTTACACGCTTTGGCATGATGTGTTCTCCTTTGTATGTTGATAGCTAACGATTAGCCCTTGATGGCCAGCTTGTGAGCGGTGCGCTTTGCGCGACCCTTAACGCCGCGAGCTTTCTTCGCAGCTACCTTCTTGACGAGACCTGCTTCAACCTTCTTCGAATGACGCTTTGGCATGATGTTCTCCTTTGGTTTTTACTGCAAAATAGAAATGGCCCAAGGCCATTTCTGGTCTTGAGCCATGCTTGTCCCAAAGGAGGGAGGCGAGTTGCCCGCTTGATTCTTTATAACGCTAGAACAAATAAGGAAACTTGTCAAGTAAAAAATGAAATTAAATTATTTTTTCTTTGATTCCCAATAATGCGCGTATTCTTGGCGCAATATGATCGGGAATCTTTGTCTTTTGCTCAAGATGGACTCCGGGGCATTTGCCTCCATTGTATTGCACAATCATCTTTCCGTCAGCCCTGCACTCCAGCATCTCTTCATCTACCGATGTGGTATCCACAGGTACTTCAATTGAAGATTCCGTTACAAAATAGCACCGTTGATCCTTGATTTTGATTGCCATTCGGTCTCCTGTTCGTGATTTACGTTATTATTGTTGATTACTGAATAATCTGGTTGTTATTCACATTCGTTAATATCAACCATTATGAATTTTCGACCTAATCTTCTTTGAATCCTTTCTTTTGTTAATACTATTCACTTTTTCATCGTTAACTTCGCTTGTTTTCAATCTTATATCTAACGAGTTTCTTAATTCCCTACTGAGAATTTGAAGTATCTTTGACTTATCAAATGATTTAGAATACTCTTCTAATGCTTCTCGTTCATCTAGTGCGAACCTATACCCGCGCTGAAAAGATGTCCAATGGTCTATGGGGAGAGTGTCGTTACGATAAAGATAGTGGTTGGTTATTTTATCTTTCTTTGATCTTTTCATGGCAACGGCCACAATTCTTGAATATTTCTCATGCTCAATACTTGTATCTATAAATCCAGGAATAATTCCAAAATGAACCCCTTCATCCATAAGTAGAACTGAATTAGATTCTACTTCAGTCATTCGTCCATCGTCGAAAATAACTACGAATGTCTTCATGTATACCTTTCTACGATTGCTTGATTACCGGCCTTGGTTCTCCGCCTGCTCCACCTTTTTGCGCTAACCGTGGGGATTTTGGATTCTTCCCTTCTCCTCCCGGTCTACCTCCAGGATGCGCTCCGCTCTTTTGTCCTGTCCCCTTACCGTCTTGTGGTGGCTGCATCCCTAGCTTCTTCATTTCTTCCTGCGCAAGTGCTGCCGCGATAATCTTCATCTTCGTCAACTGTACTTGCTCCTTGAAATACTTCTCCATCTCTCCTTCTGGATCAGGTATGTCCAACTTCTTAAACACAGTTCCCCAACTTACTGGGCAATCTGGAGTTCTCTTTAGCGTCAAGAATTTCAATTGTTCGGCTTGCTGCGTCAACTTCAGCAACGTACCAGCCACAGGAAGAAGCCTAATCTGTTTCGCAAACCACCGTGCCCTAGTCAACTTGTCATACACCGATGAAGCATTTGGGAAATTCCCATTTATCATTTCATCTGGCATGTGGCTAGGAACAAGATCATTCGGATTGTAGTCGAATACTTCCGGCGCAACATTGTCAGGGCCGACGTATGACATAATCCTGTTAGTGTCAAACCATTGTAGAATCAAGAACTTAACCCTGTTACCTACAGCCTTATTGGCCTTCTCTACTCTTGCCGCAATTCCTTTGGCAATAGGACCAATAGACTCAATTGCTTTATCCATCGCGTCTGCGCTGGCAACATTCAACTTCAAGTTTGCCATGTTGCCAAGGTCTTGCAGACCTAATTGCTTCTCTCTCTTCTTGCCTAGATATTCTAGGAACTTGAAATTCGTTTCCGATACATTTACTTCATCTGGAAGAACAGATTGGAAGGTCTCCTTTGGCTTTCCACCAAACAGTCCCATCCTTACGTCTTCCTCAAACAAGTCCATGTGCTCAATCTTTTGTCCACCGTTTTCATCGGCGTTGTAGCCCATGGGGGGATTCAATCTTACGGTAATGACGGAATCCATTTTCCTTTCGTGCTTGCGAACCGTGGTTTCGATTGTCGCCACGTCCCCTACCAAAGAACGTCCCATCGGCTCCCATGCCCAATCATCAACCGTATATTGAATGATGGGCATTTTGCTGTCCCAATCGAACGCAGGACCGTCATACATCGGTTCATCTAGGCCACTAGATGTAATTATTAGGCGAAGGTTAGGATAGACTCGGCAATCTTCGGGGATCGCTGTACGGTACGCTGGTTTTCCGTCTACCACTCCACCTAATATTTGTTGTCCTACCGTAGGAACCTTGTAAAACCATGATGTTCCTATGTCCCCCATAGGAAGCTCAAAACCTGTATTATTGATCCTCAAATCTCGAATGAATGTATAACGTATTTCCGTATACAGGTCACCAAAACTCCTGCCATTGTCACCATAACGATAATGCTCTGCAAAGTCCTGACGCCTTGCCTGAACTTGGTTTGCGTAGTTCCTGCGCCCTACCGTTTGTAGTTTGGTTTGGAATAGAGGAAATCTACCAAACGCTTCCGCAATAGGCATATAATCGTAGATCGTGACCGCATAAGCATCCTGCACGTCGTTCGACTTTGGAATCTGGACTGGTACTACATCCAAAAGTCCCAAAGCCTCGAAGCGCATCTTCCTCTCTCCGTATCCATATTCATCCGCACTGACTTTAGGCCACAGGTATCCGATACCCATGACCGCAGCGTATTGCAGAACTTTTAGGATTTGGAAAGGAAAATCAGACTCGGAATAGACGCACTTTGAGACCTTCGTAAGCATCTCAGCTATTTTTTTGTATGCAGGGGAATCAGATGCGTAACCAGCAATCTCTCGAACTTCAGAAAGGGTCTCGCAAAACTTTCTTATATCGTACTTTAATTCGTTAGTTATCAACGAGCTACGGGACTTGTCCCTAAACGCAGCATCAAAGACGCGAAGGTTTTTTCCTAGTTCCTGATAGCATTTTTGGGCGGAAAGAAAACCCTCACCCTCGGCAATTTGAGATTCGACCCACGAGACACGCTCAGAAGCAGGCGCAGAAAAAGGGGGTACTTGCCAGCGAACCGTATCGCTCTCTACTTTATTCGTTCCACCGCTTACGTCTAAATACCCCACGAAACTTCCGTTCTTCTCGGTACACCAGCCTCCCAACTGGCGTTTATTTCTATCCCTCAGAACAGCCTACAACATATTTTCCTGCGAGTCTACAACTATTTTACTTTTCCCATTCTCGCCGCGATTGCTTCTTCCCTCGTTGCAAACACTCGGCATCCGGGGTAGCAGTCCCAATGCAAATATCCGTCCAACGTATATCCCTCTCCATTCGGGTAAAATGGTTGACGATCAGGATGATAATGCCGCTCTCGTACTCTTGCCTGAACGATAGTGAAACCACCACTTCCTCGATGGTTCTTGTAGTGACCCGCATCTCGAACCCAAACATATTGTCCACGCTTGAAACGAAATACTCCTCTATCGTAGCGCACCCTTTGCGGTTTTCCATTTTTCCCAAGCACTACCCAACTTCTGCTCTCTAGTTCGATGCTCATTTCGCACCCGATTTCTGGCCGCGACGGAAGGCTTCAAGTATTTGATAGTTGTGAACATCAGCGTAAGGTCCGGTGTGTGGTACCTCATCACAGAGCAAGTCCTTTATCGCCTCTGGCACTTCCGGCTCTAGTGAAGCCGTAGGCGTTGCCCCGTATCCCTTACCTGGAAAATGAGAATTATCCCCATCAGAAAACGGGCTTATTGGAGGCGCTTCAGGCTTGTCTCCTCTGAGAGCCTCTTGCGCAATTATGTTTCCATCACTGTTGCCGAGAGCCGCGCCGTTGCCAAACCGGGCCAGTTTCTCAAGAGCCACACGAAAACGCTCTTTCTCTTCATCAACTGGCGCTTCAGGCTCAGGAGCATCGTACATCCGGCGAACCCACTCATGGCATAGAATCCCCGCCCTCATCCACTCTGTTGAGTGTTCCCACCTTTCCTGACCGATTGAAGATGAACATGAAACAATTAATTCTCCAAATTCTTTATCGGTAGGATGTGGAGTATTCTCTGACTGCCAGCGTATAGCCGCTTCGATAACCACTCGCAACTCTGTAGATGGTCCTATTCCAAGACCAGCATCCACACTTGCGCGCATTGCCGCTTCTAGCATTCCGTCAGGTACTGCGTATTTCTTTTCACTCATCGCTTTCCCCCTCTTTAAAGCATCTAATATCGGAGTAGTAGAATATCCTCCACCCGGACCTCCAATAATCATTGTCATCGCTACTCCTTTACCTCTTTGATGCGGTATTCGTATTCGGTAAATCTTTCTTCTGCCCTCGCCAATGCTTTTTTTACAGCACTTTTGGACACCGATTTTCCTTTACGTGTCCAATATGTCTTTGCCCATCTTCCGTTCCTCTTGATCTGCACTACATACTTAACGTCGCTCACCTTTTCCTCCTATTTACGTCATTAAGAACTGGTTTGATGGACCTTACTTCCGCAGGCCCACTGAACCCCTGTCTCGATAAAAACTCGTGCCGCTTTCCATGCCGTTTGGTTTCCAAGATAGGAGATCATACGAAAACCAGGGATACCCATAATTGCATGGTAAATACCATCATATTGAACCATGTGGTATCCTTCACATGCGTTAGGGCTGTGTAATTTTACGAATTCCATGTCGGTCATATATTCACATGATTTTCTATTGCCTATCTTCAAACGCTTCCGAATGCAGGTATGATTCCCTCTCGTACTTACACGGACTAGGTTTCCCATCACTGGTTTCAATGGCCCTTCTCATGAATTCCCTATTCGTCGGATTTCGCGCATACGTCATATTATGATGCATCTCCGCACGAATTTCCGCATGAATTGGTTCCTCGATTCGCTGCCTATCCTCTTGAATCTTACCGTGCTTAGCCCTCTCCCACTGCCGCTGACGCTCACTCCAATGCTCTGCTTCTTGGACACTGTTGCAAACTACCTTCTCGTATCCTCGCGGTACAGGGACATTCTCTGGCATTCCTGACATGATTTCTCCTGAACTGTTAGTGTAAAACACTGGCTTCCTACCCAGTTGAGCCTTTCTTCCCCATCCATCCGGTCGTAGGTCAATCGTCATGTCCGATGCCTTATCCGTTACCCTCTGCCACAGATAGCGCAAACGGTTAACGATTCCTGGCCCACACTGAGGCCAGTAAGGAGCGTTCATCCAGTCGGTAGGCATCCAATGGCTGACGACCTCCATAACGTCATCCTTCGTCAGCATCCACGTTCCATTGAAGGTATACCACTTCCCCTCTGAGAACCAACATGGATACATCTTCCTATTCGACCACACAATTGCGCGTTTTGTGTTCGCATCAGGAAGACCTTTCTTAACGCTTACCCACTGTTTCGACTTCTTGAGCGCTATAGCGTCTGCCTTGCGCTGCTGTTTGAGTGCAGCTAGTTCTTGCTTGAGAATTTCTATTCTGTCCATCGTCTTATCCCCTAAAACCTTCTATCCCTACAATCCTCGACTTGGGTTTCTTCCAATTCCCACCGTTCAAATCCTTGCACAGTCCTTCGAACACTTCCTGCATGTTACATCCATTCTCAATCCTTGCCTTCACTGAAACTATTTCTCCGTCGTTCCTTTTCCCTCTCAGAACACAATACGGTACATCGCCTTCCACTTCGATTTTATAGGTAACAGACTTCCAGTAGTTACCTTCCTTATCGGGGTCTTTAAAGTTAACCATTTCGTCCAGCACGGTATACACTGCCAATCGGCTATCAAACCATTTGATTCCTTCCCACTTGGAATCCTCCATGAAATCTGAAGATCTAACACCGTCTCGATTGGATGGAGCTTTTCTCCTCTTTTCAGGTTGTACTGGCTCAGCGTGCATAGACGTTGGAGCAATAATAGACGATACAGCTAGTCCCGCGTCCGCAATAAACCGACGGAATTTATATGTTAGTCTGCTCATTTCTTCTCCCCTATTTATTTCTTCCATCGACGAAAGGCTTCGATCCTCGACGAAAGGCTTCAGCGATTCGTATCATTGTTTCTGGAGTAGGGGATGATTCCCATCGACGTTTGATCTCCTCTGTAACTTCCGGCGCAGGAGCAAGGTACATCCTACGCTGCCATTCAACGGCGACGAATTGGCAATCGCTCACGCTTGGAACGTCGTCTGGAGAATACGCGTCGAGCATATGATCCATATCGCTCCAGGTTGGAACAATCGGATTCTCACTTTGCCAGCGAAGAGCCGCTTCGAGAAGTTCTCGCGTCGATTCCTTGGCTGGATTGAACCCCAAGCCAATCATGTGAGCTAATGCAGCCTTCAGCATACCATCCGGTACTGTAACCTTCTTCTCGCTCATATCTTCTCCCCTCATTCATCCCAACCTTCGCCAATTGTAACAGAATTTGCCGTGCAAATACCCTTTGTCAATGATTTTTTTCCTTGCGGGGCATCGTATCGCCTTTGTGACCGTGCAGCAAGATCATCATATGTGTGGAACGCCACGTAACTCATTGCAGCAGCCCGTACCCTGTCATCATGCTGCCCTTGACGGTGTTCCATTCGGTCCTTACCACCATCTTTAACATGACGCTCAAGAGTCTTCAGTTCTTCAATATGCCACTTGGATTTAGGCTTGTACCATCCTCCGTCAACCGCTTCCGTATAAAAGTCCATCAGAATAGGAACGGTCACGCTGTTTGAGTAGAATCCCTCGCGGTTCTTCTGCTCATCCTTAATCTTCTTTGCATACAGACGGAAACTCTTTATATGGTGGTTGAAACCCATAATCTTCAACTGGTTCTGGCAAATATCTCCCGGTCCCATTGTCTGCTCAATCGCAAACTTAACTCCTCTAGGGTCTTTATTCTTCTTTCCGTACCATGCTGCTATACAGGCAGCAAAAGGAACCGTCTGTGCTGGGCTTAACTTATTGCTAGTATACTCTGCTACCTGAGAATCGTAACCAGCATTTACACCCTTCTTAGTTAATGATATGCAAGTCCTATCTTCGTCTTCTTTTCCTAGTCCGTGCGCTGTATCGATTCCGCACGAGTATTCTTCCCCTTCCTTTGGCTCCTCATACACTAGGAGCTTATCCATCGTCTCCGCTTCTACATCCTCATTGACGGCTAGGAGAGGAATCATTTCCCAGTCGTATCTCTCTCCCCTGTTCGATACCCACGTAATCCGTATCGCTTCCTTGTCCCAATCAATTGTAGACGGGTCAGGATTAAACTTCTCTTGTATCGAATGACCTGTGATTCCGTAGGCTAGAAGTGGAGCTTTGCGTACTTTTGTATCCTCTCCTATATCGTTTGACCCAATGACTGTGTATATGTCATTGTCGATCATATTTGTAGTTTCTATACCAAATACCGCATCATTTAGTCCCGTCAAACTCTCAAAGTCATCGGCGGGCATTTGAGCAGCCCACGTCTTCTGTGTATGGTTTTTGCAAGCGGATTGATAATTGAATTCCCAAAACCACTGTTGTTCGATTGGCATACTCCAATCTTTTCCAGCAACTTTAGCAAGGTATGGTGTATTGCGAATATATGATTCACAACGCATAATGTGCTTCCGCGTCATTTCAGCAGGCTTCCAACCCCCCTCTACGGGGAATTTACGAATCCAATCCGTCTCTGGATAAATCTCTGGGCACATCGGCCACGGAATAAACACAGGGCAGAGCCTAGATCGCCCTCTCGGCCAATCAGCCTTTGACGCACGCCACGTCTCGGCAAGCCAGCCGGTATTTCCGCCGCCAGTTCCTTCCAAAACCATGAATAGATTTTTAGATGAGTGCGTAGCTCTAAACAGACCTTCCTCAATGGTTCTCTTAGGGTCTGGAACGTCCGCAAGCTCAGACAGATGCACGCTTGTCGGGGTCCAACCTTGCGCTAGACCTGTAGCCTGCATACCAGACTGAATAGAAAGGATTGATCCGTTATCAAACGCTCTCTTAGGAAGTTTTCTAGGAACCAGCCACCACGGGCAGCGGTTGTACGCTGTGTCAAGGATGCGTTCAATCAGTTCCGATGCGCTTGCCTTGACGGAGGCCATAATCGCCTGAGTGTGGGGTACAAACATGATACGATGGATGAACTTTAATGCTGTTTGAGTAGTTATTCCTAATTGTCTTCCTTTCAAAATTAGCAACTCTATAGATACTTGCTTTTCGTCGAAGTCTGAAATAACAGAATCATAAATACGTTGCGATAGACGCGGACTAAACTTATATATTTGTCCCTTCTCGTCACATACGAAGGCGAATCGGCTCTCCCAATATTCACTACTCATCGAGCAATTTTTACTTGCGTATCCCCACGCGACATAGTTACCTGTCGTTGTCTTCATGGAGACTACTTCTCCCTCTCCATCATATTTAATGTCTACTATTTTATCCCTATGACCTTTTACTGTTTTGAGAATGCTTTTCTCTAGACTTTTAATCCTTACAGGCTTGCACCATGCGGCAAATTTAGCCTTTCCTGTCAATTCACCATTAATGTTTACTCCCATGTAATCATAACCAATGGGATTAACACCAACTTTTCCACTTGTGAATTTCTGTTTAAACTCAAAAATCTTCATTGCCTCTATTAGCCTTGCATGAACATCGGGATTGTGCTCTAAGGATTGCGCTATGCGCCCATAAGAACCCTCACCATCATACATCCCTCCTAGCCACGCAGCAGTTCTTAAGTCTGGAGGGTTGTTTGGATATATGTCAACAATTTTTCTTAGGTGCTTACCTACTTTAACACGTATCCAAGGATTATCCCAACGATTCTTCTCCGCGCTAGACCAAAGGTGGTCTGGTGTGCAACGAATCACGGAACCTGATTCCATCGTTACCTTTACAATAGGAGATATTCTTCTGTTTATTGACAAAACAAATGCTTTTGTAAGGTGTTCTCTCTTGTTTGTCATCTTACGACCTATTTTGTCAAATTCTTTTTTCTCTTTATTATTTCTGTTTAGCAAATCTCTATATTCCCACCCAATAATTTCATCTCCTATCTTAATATCCCCTATGGGCTTGAACGTATAGTCAGCCATCCATATTGGAGCTTCTGGAGGATTACACATAGCTTGCTCATTTTCAATCCAATGATAAATCTCCTTTTGCCGTTTCGTTGTGAGTGGTTTCTTTATGGTAAGATATGTATTCTTTGAGTTTGTCTCTTTCGATATAAGTGAGTCCAAATACTCAGTGAACTCCTGTACCTGTTCGAGAGTGTGGGGCTGTGGCATCCACCCTTCCTGCCTCGCAAACATCGATAATCTCTCGTCAATGATCTTTTTACTATACATCCTCTTTTAGTATCCCTTCTACTGTCCTACGGGTTTCTGGATGGAGGATGATGTTGTCCCTGTTCTTAAAGTACCATTCCTTCGCTTCCCACTTACCCGTTATCGCCCTTCCTGCGCCCATCCAATCGAAAACCATTTCTAAGGCGTACTTCCTTGGCATCCTAAGCGCCCTTACGCATCCCTCTTCGTCCTCTTCTACCATGCACCAATAGTCCCAATGATGCTTGTTATGATGGATATGATGAATCCATGCGTAGTCAAATCCTTTGTGGTCCCTATTCTCCTTTGGTCCAAAGAAGTAGTTTGCATACGGACCCCACTCTGACGGAGTGAACTTGCTCCAGTCATGGATTATTAGTCTCCATAGCAAAGACCAGTATCCAAGACGAATACCGGCAAGTAAAACAAAATACTTGTGACGAATTATGTATACTCCATATTTAAAGTGCCGATTCATTATTCCTCCAACAAGAAAACTCTTCCCTCTGGTAGATAATTATTAGGGCGTATCGGTATTCCCATAAATTTTCCCTCTTTGTACTCGCTTTTCTTTTCCTTTGGGCACTTCTTTCCTGTCTGTTCCTCGCATATATTAACCATATCGGACCACGTCTGCGTACCAACCTCTAGTGCATAGATACGCTTACCTTTCGCTTGTGATTCGTATATTTGATTCAAAAGTTCAGAAGTCTTAACCATTACCCCTCCGTTAGATATTCATCGAATTTCTTTTGGGCTTCTTGCAGATTTCTTCCACACGAAGCCCATAATTGTAGTTCCCCGTCAACCCTAAGTATTCCTCTCACAAAGCAGCATTTCTTTCTGCTCCAAGGAGTTCTTCCATATACAATTCCATTAGTTTTTACAAATTCGCGTTTCATTACCCCTCCGTTACCTACTTGTTTAGCCACTCGTAGATCGCTCTCTTTACTCTCCGAAAAGGATTGTTCAAGTAAATGTGAATATGTTTTCTAGTATCCTGCCGACGGTCCCTATCTGTTATTTTAAGAGGGTCGAGCCTATATCCAGACTTTACCTCACACATCGCCATCTTATTCCATCTTCTAGTATTATTTTGTGGGTCTACAGATAGAATATATCTAGGTGTAGTCAAGTAGTACCATCTTGATACCGCATAAGATAATCCCATCTTTACATATTGAGGGACTTTGTGAACTAAGAATCCCAAGACGTTCCACTTCTCAATTAACCTGTGCTCAATATATACCGGGTCAGTTCCTACTTCCTGATCTCTCGTCACATCTATCTGTTGTACGCTGGGTTCTTGAGCGGGATTCTCCGCCTCAACTTCCTTTGGTGTAGAGGAAGAATCTTCATCCACACAATCCAAATCGTGCAAGTATAGAAATTCTCCTAATGATTCGTAAGTATTGTTTTCCATTTTACCCCTCCGTTAGCAGTTTCTGCCGAATTCCAATCAGTTTCTCTTGCATTGCGTTTGCGGGAGGAAACAGCCTATCCAAATCATCCTCTGCGCCAAACATCTCTGTTGGCTCTCCGTCGTCAGAATCGCTACTCGTACTAGGCGTACTCTGTGCGCTCCCTGATCCGAATATAGCCTTGCCAATGAACGTCGGACCCTTCGGTGAAGGTAACGCCCCAACCATCATGTCTAGAGCCGTCCTGTCCTTCTCTGCCCCTACCAGCGTCTTTCCAAACCTTACTCTAGCTCTTGTGATTGAAGGATGGTTCGTTACTGCTATAATCCTAGACTCATTTCCACAATAGTTTGTAATGGCTAAAGCAGCAGAGCCTAACAAAGCTCTCAAATCCAATTCAGCCGATAATCCTATAGCCTCCCAAGGCAAGTGATCCCTATCACCTTTAGGAATAGAGTCGTATTTAGACAAAAAAGCTGCTACCACCTCGTCTCCTTGCACGAAGCGCATAGCAGCTAGTGTTGCCTTTAATCCACCCTTAGCCTTCTTGAGTAGGTTGGTTATCTTGGGAGCCTTCTCCAAGTCCTCCGCCTTCACCTGAAGTCTCTTCAGAGCTTCCCTCTGCCGGTCCACCGACTTTAGAGCCTTGGGAACTGGTAGAGAGTTTGGCATCAAGTTTTTCTCTTTGACGTTGGAGGAATTCTCGTTCTCGATCTCCAACAAGTTCGTCTTCTCCTCCAAAATCTTCGGCAAGCCACTCGTTGAGTCCTGACTTGGGAATTGCTTTACCTTGCTCTCTTGCGACACGCTCGTCTTCAGTTTCGACCTTGGAGACGATGACTTCCCTTTGTCCTGCTGGTTCTGGCCAGAGTTTAGTGATTGCTGTTCTTCCTGTTCCATCTAATCCTTCCAACGCCACAGCGATACGTTCAAACGCCTCTGCCAAACGTGAAATCGCGTCCTTGCGATCAATAGGTTCGTCTAATACTGGGGTGGTTTCTTCGGATTCTTCCATTGTTCCTCCAAAATAGGGCACATTACAGGGGCCGTCCGATGCACGCCACGCTTACCTGAATCACCGCATATGCGTTCGCATTCCTTTTTCTTCTCTTCGTCTGTTAATTCGTTTTTCATCTTAAAACCATCTCTTCCAGAGTGGAAGTTTAATTTCGTAGATGTCAATATTTTCCTTAGCATGCCATATTCCAAATACAGTTGCAGAAATTCCAGCATCTTTAAGTTTTTGATCTATAATACTAACATCCGTATTATCACGGTTAACCACAACTAAATACCTTGAACCAGATTTAAGTGTCTTCATTCCTTTTCTCCTTCTCCAAACTTTAAGGCGCGGCAGACTATCGCCAATGTAGTCTGTTGTCTATTTGCAGGTGCGTTCACTAGGAACATTGCAGCGTGCTAGGCCGACACCGCGCCTTCCCCTTACGAGGAACCTAAACCGTTTGTGCTTCTGCTGCGGACTTCTTTGCCGCCCAACGCGCCTTCTGAGCATCAGAGATTGCCTTACGAGCCTCGTCTGTAAAATTACGCTTCTTGCGCTGATTCTTGGTATTCACCTCAACCGGAGCTTCAACTACCTTCTTGATGGATTTTACATCCTGAATGGGATACAACGCAATCACTTGAGCATCTGCGTCTTTTCCGTTAGAAAAGGAAACAAAGTCTCCAAACTGACCAACTGTCTCAGCTTCAACCGTTTCCACTGTTGCATCTTCAAACTTCACTTCATACTTTGGCATTTTCTTCTCCCCTCAATTGTTGTGTCCTGCCGCTTGCCAAGTGCCACATCGGACTCATTGGCGTTGCCCTGAGCTTGGCGTCCACCTTTACTTAGGAGCGGCAGGAAGTTGATGTTATCCCCGGAGAACAATCTTACTCGTCTATTTCCACAGCACCACCACTCAACCCCTCTGGAGGAGCCTCGGCAACGATACGCCTCTGATATTTTCTTTTCTTAATTGCTGGACGACCTTCCGTGTCAATCGTCATGACCGGCTCTTCTTGTCCTGACCGCTCACGAACTGCGTTCAGTTCCAACTCCTGTTCGATTTCGGTTTTACCCTCAACCTCAACATTTTCCGTCTCGGCTGGATCATCGAATCCTACCGCGACTTCGGATTCAACTTCAGTCACATCAACTCCGTACAGCTTCAGCTTATAGCTTGCCGTAGCGCTGTATCCTCTCGTGTACGAATCACTGTCCCTCAAATTGCAATCGCGCCGCAGTTGAGTACGAATATGATTCAAGAAATCTTCGATGATCTCCGTCCCGCTCAAACCTGTAACAATTGTATTTCCAGACATTTACGTCTCCTTTTGTTGCTGTTGATTAACGATCCTTGTTGCTTACATGCCTACGCTTCAACTCTTCAAACAAATCAAGTGTATGCTTATGAGGCTTAATCAAGCCAGCCTCAACCATCTGAATTGTTCTCCTGCTTATACCTGGATATTTTACGGTCTTATCCGTATCGATGCTTTTGAGTGTATCAGCCAACGATTTCTGCGTAAATCCAAATTCTTGGCGAAATTTCCCCCACTCCTGTGCGCGTGCAAT